TGCAGCTCGTCGAGACGGCGCATTTCGGCTGCACGCTGATCCGCACCGAAGCGATCAAGAAGATGGAGAAGCCCTGGTTCGTCGCCAAGCCGAACGAGAACGGCGACTGGAACGGCTCGCACGTTGATGAGGACATCTCATTCTGGCGCGGCTTCGCGAAGGCCGGCAACAAGCTGGGCCTCGCGACGAACATCAGCGTCGGCCACGCCGAACTGATGATCACCTGGCCCAGCCGGACAGAAGGCGACGGCAAGGTGCAACAGCACACAACCGATTTCTGGAACGGCGGCCAGATGCCGCCAGAGTCAGCCTGGGGCATCATAAAATGAAGATTCGCGTGCTCAAGAGTTTCAACGGGTATCGGGTCGGGCAGGTGTTCGACTGGGGCGACGGGATGGCCCGCATCTTCATCGCCCGCGGGATGGTCGAGCCGGTCGGCGAGAAGCCCGCTGAGACGGCGATGCTCGAGGAGCGGACTGAAAAGGCCACCGTGCAGACGCAAGCAAGGAAGCGAGTGAAATGACAGTCACGATTCGATACGGCTCGCCGGAGCACCCCGATAGTTCGATCACGCCATACCGGAGCCTCGTCCGTCACACGGCCCCAGTCGTCGAGCCGGTGTCGCTCGCGGAGGCGAAGGCTCAGTGTCGCGTGGACGGCACCGACGAAGACGCCTACCTCTCAAGCTTGATCTCGACGGCCCGCGAGTACGTCGAAAACGTGCTCGACCTGAGTCTCATCACCCAGGTCTGGGAGGCCCGCTACGACACGTTTCCGCTCTGGGAGATCATCCTGCCGCGCCCCCCGATGCAGACCGGCACCGTGACGGTCATCTACCGCGACGAGGGCGGCGTGAGCCGGACGATCACGAGCGCGGCGAACGCCTTCCAGGTGGATGCCTATGCGACACCCGGCCGCATCTACCCGCTCTACGAGGGCGTCTGGCCGGCGGTGCGGGGCGACGAGAACAGCGTCACCGTCCGCTGGACGGCCGGCTACGGAGCCAGTGGCGGGAATGTACCGCAAACGGTTAAGAGTCTGATCATGCTTCTGGTGGCACACTGGTTCGAGATGCGGCAGCCCGTCGTGGCCGGCTACAGCCAGGTGCTGCCGGTGCCGCAGACGTTCGAGACGCTGCTCGCGGCGAGCGGCTGGGGAGGATACCGATGAGCCTCACGGCATCGGTGCTGGCGACGGTGTCGGCTCGGCTGCAATCGCGGCAGGGGCTGGCGACGGCCTTCACCGAACAGCCGATTGAGTTCTCGTTCGACGTCGGCGATTGCACGAAGGTCTGGAGCGACCGCAGGACATTCGCCTCCGTCGGCTATGACGATGTCGATTTCGCGACCGTCGGCATCGGCACGGTGAAGCTACTCTGCATCAAGAATCTGTCGAAGACGAGCCAGATCGCCCTCTCGGCCGGCTGGACGGGGTCGCAGTTCAGCGTCTTCCGGCAGGACGTCACGAGCTGGAACTTCAGCCCCATGATCAACCTCGGCAGCCTGACGCTCCGCGGCTACCCGATCCGCGAGGGCGGCGCGATGCTGCTCTCCTGCCCGAACTCATCTGGCTTCGCCACGACCTCCGGCGGGTCGATTCTCCGCATCGGCGGCACCAGCGGCCAGAACTACGAAATCTATGTGATGGGGAACTAGATGGCACTCAATGCCCAGATCATCGTGTCGATCCTCGCCCACGAAACCAGCATGGGCGACCTGTCGCGGACGCTGCGGGCGACCCCGGCGTCGTATTCGGCCGTGCTCTCCGACGGCACCGCGGCCTACCAGGCCCAGGTGGTCTGGAGCGACGCGCGGACGCTGGCCGGCTCAAGCGAAACCCTGAACCTTGCCACCCTGGCTGACACCCGCGACGGCGCTGCGGTGAGCGTGGCGATCACGGCAGTGAAGGCCGTCTACATCCGCAACAGCCACGCTTCGGCATCGCTGGCGTTCGCTGGCTCGCCGCTCCCGGCGGGCGGGCTGACGGTGGCGGCCGGAGGCGGCTACGCGCAGATCGACCCGACGGCCACCGGAATGGCGGCCGGGACGATCACTGTGACCGGATCGGCTGGGGCGACCTACGACATCGTCTTGATCGGCGAGGGCAGCGTAACGTGAACATCGGCATGATGCGTGAGCGTGTCGCCTTGCAGGCTCCGCAGGAGATGCGAAGCCCGACGGGCGAAGCCACGCTTTCGTGGGCCACGGAAGGCACGGTCTGGGCGAGCGTCGATGGGCTGTCGAGCCGCGACATCCTCCAGGCCCAGCAAGCCAACGTCATCGCCTCGCACAAGATTTCCATCCGCTACCGGGCCACGGTGAATCCGCAGTATCGGATTCTCTGGCGCGGCAAGACGCTTGAGATCGCAAGCGTGAGTGAGCGGGATAACCGGACGCGACTGGAACTCCTCGTCCACGAGGTGCAGTAGCATGGCGATCAATCCCAGCAATCCGTCGCCCCGTGACGTTGGCTTCGGCACCGGCAAGAGCCAGACCGAGGGCTTCGTGCGGATCGACACCGCCGGCGTCCGCGAGCTGGCAAAGGAACTCGAGCGAGTGGCCGGGGCGCTCGCCGCGCCGGGGCTGCTCCAGAAGTGCGTCAAGCAGGCGTCGCGACCGATTGCGATGGGCTACAAGTCCCTCGTCTCGAAGCCGCTGGCTGCGGGCAGTAGCGGTGCCACCGGCAACCTCGCCAAGGCGACGATCACGCGGACGAAGGAATACGAGGGCGGGCAGGTCGCCGTGGCGATCACCGGCCCCCGGCAGACCGGCCCTGTCGGCTCCGAAGAGGGGCGTGAGAGCGGCAACCATGCCTGGCTCGTTGAGTTCGGCTCCGGCCGCCGCAAGCCTGGAACGCAGAACCGTCGCACCTATGTCAACGTCCATCAGATGATCAACGGCAAGATGCGGCGAACGACGTCGGCCATGAATGACGAAGAGTTCGCCCGGCGCGGGCGCGGCTACTACTTCCTCATGGGCAGCCTCAACGAGCCGACGCGGCAGGCCAAGCGAGGCAAGGGCTACTCCCACGACTTCGCCACCGGCAAGGACGGCGAGACGCACCCGATCACCCTCGGCCCCGGCGAGAGCATCGACCCGATGCCGGCGTATCACCCGATGGAACGCACCATCGTCAGTTCGGCGGCCCAAGTGCAAGGCGTCCTGGCCCAACTGATCCAAGCAGAAATCAACAAATTCTAATGCTCATCTCCCCCGAAAAGCACGTTTACCAGAAGCTCGTCTCCACGCCCGGCGTGGCGCGGATCGTCGGCTTTCAGGTCTACCCGATCGCCGTACCGAAGACCGGCGCGAGCCTGCCGTTCATCGTCTACAAGCGGTCGAACATCACCCGCGAGACGGCTCTCTCTGGCCCGCTGTTCGTCCCGATCGTCGGCCTCCAGATCGCGTCGTGGGCGCTCTCCTACGACGCGGTGCGTGAGCTTGCCGACGAGGTTCGGCTTGCACTGGATGGACACACCGGCACTATGGCCGGGGCTACAATACAAGATATGAGGTTGGTGTCCGAAACGGACGACTTCCTCGATCCGACGGTCGCTGGGGCGCAACTGCCTCCGGCCTACGAAGTCCGGCAGTTGTTTCAGATTCGGTGGAACGAAGCCACCGCGTAACCTACACGACAAGATTACGGCGCAAGGAGGCGCAACCACATGGCAGGCGTTTCAGCACAGGGACTCACCTTCACGTTCGGTGGCTCCAACCTCACGGTCACTTCGGTTCAGGTCAGTGACACCCAAGACCTCGTTGACGGCTCGCATCTCGGCATCGCCCCTGGCGGTCGCCGCGAGTTCGTCGGCGGCTTCGCCACCGAGCGGGAAGTCACCATCGACTACATCTCGACCAATGTGCTCGCGGCCGGTACGTCCGGCAGCCTGTCGATCAGCGGCCCGATGTCGTTCAGCGGTGCTGCAACGCTCGCGTCGGCCTCGATCGGCGGTTCGGTGGGCGCCCTCATCAGCGGGAGCGCGACCTTCCGCGTCGCGTAAGGCGACATGGCTGGCGTCAGCTCACAAGGCACGACGTTCACGTTTGGTGGTGGCTCCTATTCCATCACCAGCGTCACGGTCAACTACGGCCAAGAGCGCGGTCGCGTGTCCGGCGCCCACATGGGCATGGGGGTCAACGACGTCGAGCCGGTGTACCTCATGCACCGGACGGCAGACTCGCTGCCGACGGTCGATGTCGAATACATCACCGCGTCTGCGATCCCGCAGGTCAATGCCACTGGGTCGCTTTCGGTCAGCGGAAAGATTGCGTTCTCAGGCTCCGCGACCTGCGTCTCGTCGCAGGTCACGGCCAGCGTCGGCGACTTGGTTCGTGGGTCTGCGTCGTTTCGCGTGCAGGTCTAGATGTGCCTGGCATTCCATACAACGCCACGTTTTCGTTCAGCGGCTTTTCCGGCCATGTCACTGGGATTTCAGTGGAAGCCGGTCAGCCGGAGATCGTGAACATGACCGGCGCCAGCGCCGCGCTCGGCTCGGCAGTGATGGTGCCGACGGGCGACTTTTCGCCGGGGTCCATCACGGTGGACTTCCTTGCGGATGGTTCCATCCCGAGCACTGGCACGAAGGGGCAACTCAGTTTCTCGTCCAGCGCGTATTCAATCGGACGGAATGTGGTTCTTGAGTCGGTGCAGGTTGACGCCAGGGTTGGCGAATTGGTTCGAGGGACGATGAAGTTTGTGATGACGGATTATTACTAGGAGCAGGTTTGGCATGGCGACTGATCTTCGGAAGCGGATTCTGGCGGCGAACGACATCAAGGTGGAGGCCGTTGAAATCCCCGAGTGGGGCGGCACCTACTACATCAAGGTGATCAGCGGCACCGACCGCGACTCCTTCGAGGAGTCCTACGCCGAGCAGAAGATGAAGGCGTTCCGCGTCCGGTTCCTCCTGCTCGCCCTGTGCGACGAGGCCGGCGAGCGGATTTTCAAGGACGAGGATTCGGCGGAACTCGGCAAGAAGTCGAGCGTCGTGATCAATCGCGTTTTCGACGCGGCCTGGAAGGTGAACGCCTTCACGAACGAGGCCGTGGAGGCGCTGGGAAAAGACTAGCCGACAGGCCCGAGCGGAAGTTCTACCTCAAGTTGGCTCTTTCGCTGGGGATGTCGGTCAAGCGGTTGTTGCGGGAGGTTGATTCGGAGGAGATCGCGGAGTGGTATGCCTACGACCAGAGGCATCCGCTCCCCGACTCCTGGGCTCAGACCGCGAGAATCTGCCGCATCATCATGGCGGCCAGCGGCAACTACAAGAAGGGCGACATACCTGACGAGGCAGTCTTCATTCCGACGACCGTCAAGCAGGAACAGTCGCAGGCGCAGATTATCAACGAGTTGATGAAACTGAACCAGCCGCGTCAGGGATGACCCGATGGCAAAAGCGTATCTCGGCAAAATCTCGGCGCTAGTCACTGCGAACACCAGTGACTTCAACAGCAAGCTGAATGCGTCGGCGAACGAACTTCGCAGCTTCGCCAAGTCGATGCAGACGTCGCTCACCCGCGCCCAATCGGAGGCGACGTCGGCGCTTCGCGGCATCTACACCGAGTCGCAGAAAGTTTCACGCGCCCTCCAGGCAGTCGCCACGCAGAGGCTCTCGTTCAAAGGCTTCGACACGGCGGCGGTGGGCTCGATCCGCCAGGCCGTCGATCAGTTCAAGGCTCTCCAACAGGCGGCCGTAGCCGTCAACGAGCCGCTCTCGCGAGCCGCACGGGCGGTCGAGAAGCTCTCGGCCCCGGTGCAGATGGGCTTTGAGCCGGCGATGAAGTCGGCCCAGAAGAGTGCGGAGTATCTCAATTCCGCCCTCACTCGTGGCGGGATCATCGGCGAGAAGAGTTTTGAGCGTATCGAGCGGCGAGCGCTGGCCGCCGCCCAAGCCGCCGACCGGCTCGCCGAAGCCGCGCAGATGGCATCCGCAGGACCGCGGGGGACTGAGTTGGCCTTCGCAGCCCCCCGCGTCCGCGACTCACTGGCCGCATCGGCCGATGTAAGACAGCGGGCCGCCGCCGCCCCGGCGTCTGTGCTCGAGGGCGGCCGGGTTGCGAATGACGTCCAGAAACTCGTCGCCATCGACAATCTGATTCAGAAGCGACGGGCTGAGGTTGAGTCCGGCACGATTCTCAATATCGACACGACGCGGGCGCAGGCCAGCCTGGAGAGCCTGCTTCAGATTGCGGCACGGGTTCGTGCGCAGGTCAGCGCGGCGATCGGCGGTGGCGGCGCAGACGCAGAGACGGCTTCACTGATCAACCGCGCCCGCGCCCAGCGGGATTATTACGAAGAAAGCGAGCGGCTCGCCAATCAAGCAGCAAGTGACGCTGCCGCCCCGCTCATCGCCCGCGCTCGTGCGGAGCGCGACTTCTACGAAGAGAGCCGTCGCCTTGCCGGCCAGGCCGCGGCTGACGCTGCCGCGCCACTGATCGCCCGCGCCCAAGCGGAGCGCGAGTTCTACGAAGAGAGCGAGCGACTCCGCAGGCAGGCTGCCGCAGACTCCTCCGCGACCGCAGACCGCGAGGTCGCCCCGCTCATCAACCGCGCCCGCGCCCAGAGAGACTCGCAGATCGACTTCGGACTCGACCTTGACGCCCCGAAGCGGCAGATCGAGGTTCTTCGCGGCTCAATCGTCTCGCTCAAGGGGCAACTCGACACCCTGCCCGCAGGGATTCGTGCTCAGTTCGTGCCAGCGATCTTGGCGGCACAGCAAAACCTGGAGGCGCTTGCCGCCGCCCCCGCGGCGACCGCGGAGCAAATCGACGCCGCATCCGCGGCTGTCGCGAGGCTTCAGTCGGCCGCCGCCAACGCATCAAAGTTCACGACATCGCTTTCCCAGTCATTCGATGACACTAGAGTTAGGGTTTTCTCGGCCAGGCTTGAGGCACTCCGTCGGCGCTACCGCCAGCACCGACGCTGCAAGGAGGTTTGAGGTTCTTCGCCAGGCGATTCTGGAAGCCGCTGCCTCCGGCGACTTCACCGCTGTCATCGGCAACCTGAACAAGTTGGAAAAGGAGGCGATCGACGCAGCAGCGGCCTTCTCTGGACTGTCCAGCAAAAACATCGCGGCGAACTTGCAGCGAGCCGGCGATGTAGGGCGTGCGGGGTTTGACAAGTTTTCGCTCGCTCTCAACCAGGCTGCCTTCGCCATCGACGACTTCTTCTCTGCCACCGGCGGCCTTGAGTTCAAGCTGCGGGCCGTCAGCAACAACATTACGCAACTCGGCTTCATCATTGGCGGGACGACGGGATTGTTCGTCACGCTTGGCGCTGTTGTCGCGGGGCAGGTCGCCGTCGGGATTGCGAAGTTTGTCTTTGAGACTGACAAGGCAGACGCCGCCCTGAAGGCTCTGAATGACGCGCTGGAGGCAAACCAGCGCAATGTCGAGCAACTCGCCGACTCCTACAAGCGGCTTGCCAACGAAATCGCCAAGGCGACGCTGTCCCCGAGGGACAACGTTCGCCGCGAGCGCGCGCAGCGGAGAGAAGAAATTGATCGCCAGCGTCGGGCCACTGAAGAGGAGGCATTTGCTTCGCTGTCACCGGAGGTTGCCCGCGTCCGCGGCGAGCGAGAACTGCTCAAGAAGCGTCAGCAGGAATCGAATGACGTTCAAGAGCGCGTTCGCATCGCCAAGCAAATCCGCGATAATCTCAAGCAGGAGCGAGAACTGCTTGACAACCGCGGCGTGGACGCTGCCCGCAACCTTCTGACGCAGTCTGCCGACAGGCAACTGGCCGCACAGGAAGTCAGGCTCAAGAGGGCCAGGGCGAGGCGGGCGCTGGGTTCTCCGGAGCAGGCTGGCGAGAATGTCGAACAACTTGAGCAGGTCGTCGCTAGGGCAAGAGAGCAAGCCGCCGCCGCGAGGCGGGCCAGGGTTCCGTCGGCTAACACATCCGCCGGCACGCGGTCGCAACTGGATTCGCTCCGTGGGTCGCTTGCAGGGGCAGAGCAGGCCAGAGCAGACCTTGTCCGTGCGTTGCCGCGGCAGACCCCTGGCTCCAGAGTCACCCGCCTTGAAGAACTTGACCAGACGATCAGCGAACTGAAAGACAGGATCGAGGTCGTATCTGCCGTACTGGGTGGGCAGTTGGCGTCGGAGCTAATTGATGGGCAAGGGCGGATTCAAGACTCCCTGAATGCCACAGCGGAGTCGCTGTCATCTGTCGATATAGCAACTGCGATTGGCGAGCAGCGCGACAAACTCGCCCGCGAGCTGACCGCCATCGCCGACGAGCTTGCGACTATTTCCGACCCAGCCCGCGCCGACGCGCTACGCCAGCAGCAGGAGGAGATCGCTAAAAACGCAGCCGCTCTCCAGTCTTCCGCAAAGTCAGTCGAGCAGTTTGCTGCCGTTGTGGACAGGGTCGCTAAGCAACTTGCTGACACAGTCACGCAAGAAGTTCAGGGCAGGGCAGACCAGGCTCGCCGAGGACTGAACGCGGCCCGTGGCGCCGAGTTGGCCGGAACATCTGGCTTGCCGGCGTTTCGCCGCGGGCGTGCTGGCGTGGATCAGAGAAGGGCTGTTGAGCAAGCCGATGAAGATCGTCGTCGCGCCGATGCTGAACTGCGCCGCGCCCGTGGTGCGCAGCAGGCTTTTGAGCGTCGCCGCCGCCGGTCTCTCCGGCGATTTGAGAATGCCGCATCTGACGGGAATCTTGGAGAAGAAGCGCAGAGCATGATTCGCCAGCGGGACGCCGCGCAGGCGGTGCTGGACAGCGAAACATCCACGGCCGCGGAGCAGAGGCGGGCGGCCGACTTGCTTGCCGAGGCAAACGCAAGGCTCGAGCAGCTCTTCCAAGACTCTACCCTTGGTCAGGCACTGGCGAAGTTTGCGGACCAACTCGACATCGCGGCACAGAGGGCCGTTGAGGTTGACCGCCAGATTGAGCAACAGCGCCAGTCAGTCGAGCGCGGTCGCGAGCTATCTATGCAGCCAGGCCAGCGCGAGGGCGAAGAACTTCAGCAGCAAATCCAAGACATTCGCAACTACTTCGACCAAGCCGTCGAGGAAAGCACTGGCCTGCCGGATGATGTCCGGCAACTCCGCGCGCAGATGAACGAGGCCATCACCCGCGCACAAGAGGAAATGGCCCGCCAAGTCGCACCAACCATCATGGGTGCCGCCGACGCCAGGATGAACGCCGTCCTGCAAGGGCCGTCGCGGAGGGAGCTGACAACGGCCGACATCAGAACGGATGCAGGAAGCCGCGAACTCAGCCGTCTCTTGCGCGGCGACGACGACGCAAAGAACGCCGATCTCGCGAATCTCCAGCGTGAAGCCAACAGGCTCCTGCAAGTCATCGCCGG